CTACTTTGTAGTAAACGACGGTAAAGGACCCTTGTTGATGGATCAACAAGTCACACAAGAGGTCACGATTTGGTCGAGTGGATCGACCCGCGCTGTTGTACCCGCGCGAAATAAATCGGTACCTACGCTGCCGGCGGCTAACCACCGCCGACAGAAGAGAACTCAGGTTAATGAGTCCCCTGAAGAGAGTAGAGTTCCTTTTGATCTCTACCAGGCGACCTACGCTTTGGTCCGAGGAACGGTGGCGGTTTTGAAACACCACAACGCTCCCCATCGCGTAGTCACTTCTCTTCGAAAGCAGCTGAACGTCTACTTCTCGTCGTGCCAGACTGAGAAAGAATTTAAGACTTCTGCTGCTTTCGTTACTGCTTTTCCCAAAGCACGATTCCTCGGCGCACCCTACCCTCCCGGCCCGACGACGTTATGGAAGCCCTCTGGGCCCTTTCGTCGCTGGTTCCGTTCGAGGATGTCGATATGCCAAAAGAATTTACATTTATGGTCATCGTTTTTCTTCACGAAGAAGGCATGTTTGCCTCTCTCGGAGGATTACGTCAAATTTGTTGCTTTGGTTGAGCACCGTGAGGCCTTAACAACCTCTTCGCCTATTGACGCGGAATTTTTCGAGGAATTTAAGCAGGAGTTAAAGCCTGTTCTCGAACAAATTGCGCAGAAGGCCGGCGCTCGCTCTGGGTCGATGGAATTTGATCAATCTGTCGACCTTTCAGACTTTGGATATGGCCCCGATGCCCCTTCCTTCGTTACCAGTACTAGGCCGTTTGCCACGTCCACCAGGGCGTGTTACGAGCGGACCCGGTCGCGGGGAGGTCAGACGGGAGCTCTCGTTGAGCTTCTCGTCGCCTCGTATAACTGCGGTACGGATGTTAAGAAGGAGGTCGACGCCGAAGTCTCGAGGATGAGGGCGGACCGTCGTCTTGCTCGCAGGTTTGATCTTGCGACACCTAATTACCTTTCGCTTTGTACAGACGAGATCGTCTGCCTCAATCGTGATCGGGAAATGGTCAAGATGAGCTTTTACCCTTGGTTGAATTTGGACAATGTAGTTCGACATAACTATGTTGATGTTCAGTTTGGATTTACTTGTGGTCAGGAGGAGAGACTAGTCGCTCTCTTTTCCAAACTGGATGTACCGCTGTCTCGTGTCAGGGCGGCGGTCCATGGGGTTGTTGAACCCCTAAAGGTGCGCGTCATCACAAAAGGTGAGTGCGTTCCGTATATGTTATGCAAGCCGGTGCAGAAACTCTTTCATGATATTCTTCGCGAAATGCCATGTTTCCGCCTGATTGGCCGGCCTTGCAACGTGCTTGACGTTCAGGATGTGTGGAATCGTGCTATGTCTGGTGAGGACCCCGTCCTTCATTCCATTGACTATAAGGCCGCCACTGACTGTTTAAAACGTGAAATCTCTGAGTGGATAATGTCGACTTTGGTCTATTACTTCGACGCTAAGACTCGAGACTTATGTGCACGTGTTTTGGGCATGCATGAATTGCATTATGACGCCGGAGGTCCGGCGCACGGTGTCGCCGTTCAGCAGGTGGGACAGTTGATGGGTTCGATCTTATCGTTCATCGTCCTCTGTCTCGCCAACCTGGGCGTGATGCTAGTGTCTCTCAAACGCGCGGGCGATGTTCGCTCGCGTCAAAAGAAAATGAAGTCGTTACTTATTAACGGTGACGATGGATTGTTTCGGGCCCCCCGTTTCGTTGGTGATATCCTTGATCAGGTGAGCTCTGCCGCGGGCTTACGCCCGTCAATCGGCAAGAGCTACCATCACCCTGTTTG